AGCCGCCGCCTGCACCAAAGACTGAAACGCGAGGGTGTCATTCCAACTCACTTCAACACCTCCCCAATCGCAATCTCTAACCCGTGCAGAAAGTCGCCCTGATTCTCCTGCAACGCACCGGCCCCATACCCGCGCGGGGCAAGGTTGTTCCCCGGTGCACCGAACTCGATAACCGTCACAATGGGGGCTTGTGCGCGACCCGTCTCGGCACCAATCTCAGCGGTGATAACGGATGAATCCTGCCCCGGTTTCGCGTCCAAGTCGTACGTGATCGTGTACGCACCATGAGGGACACCCTCAGTGCCCTTCAACTTGTCCTTCCACGCATCCTTGATCTTCCGCGCCGTGATCTCCGTCGCCTGCCGGATACGTTTACCCGCATCGCGTGGCGCTTCACCAAGGTCAGCGGCCAACTTGTCAAGCTCGGAAAAGTCCATGCTGAAACCGTCCGGCATGGTGGCCCCTAACTGACGATACTTACCGGGAAACGACGAGCCGTCGCATGAGTCTGAGCCACCTGAGCCTCAACACGAGCAGTAACCACCGTGCCCGGATCAAGAACCGGACTGATCGTGATCGTCGCCACATCATCAGCCAAAACAGCATTAGAACCAGCGATAGGCAAAGACAGAATGCCGCGATCCTTCGCAATGGTCTGCCCAGCCGCAACAACCTCCTGCGGGCGCACGAACGGGAAACGCAAACGACACTTACCCGTATAGATAGTCGCGAACACATCCACATTCGCACCCGACGCATCCACCGTCGTCCCCGTCATCCGGGTGATGATGCAAGTCGACTCCATCTGAGCCTCACCGACCACCCGACCGAACATCGTCGCACCAGACGCCATGCTCACCGGGACGCCTCCACAACCCACGACGACCGGCCATAATGGTCAATCAAATACTGTTCCGTGTTCGCGGAAAGACTCATCCCGGTACCCACACCACCGTCAGCGAACGCCGCCTTGAAGTCATCGATCGCAACCGACGACAGACCGCCCGCGTTCAACCCGAGACCCGCATTGATGGTGAGGAGAACTTGCCCCACAAGGGCACAGTTGATACCGACCAGATCGGACGGGGCCGCCGCCAGACCATAGGTGAACGTGATCGTGATCGGCACATCAGACGACACACACACCGTGTCCTGCACCAACGTGAACGCCACCGGCAACCCGTTAGCATCCACAATCGAATCAACTGATCGAACAAACGATTGAGGCAGGGCCACCCGCCCGCCCACCGGATACACAAGGTACGACGACGAACGGGACGGGTAGACCTGATTCCGCATCACACCACGCATCAGAGCCGCGGCATCCTCAAGCAGCAAGGTCACCTGAGCCTGCTGAGCAGGAGAATATGTGACCCCCAATCGGGAAGCAAGATCTGAAAACGTAGCGAATGCGGTCATGGCTCAGAACGCCAGGTTGGTGAGCATGCCGTGGGCAGACTCGGGGCCGTACGCAAGACCGACCTCACCGTAAAGCTGGATGTCATCAGACGCACCAACCTTGGCGAGCGGCTCAGCGAACACGTGACCCTTACCCGGGGTCTCGAGGAAGACCGCCTGGCACACGTCAAGCGACGCGAGCACAACGGTGTCCTGGGCAAGACGACGGGACAGCATGATGTTGATCACGCCGAAGTCGGTAACGACGGTCGAAACCGCAACACCACCGACCGTGCGGGACTGCTCGTAATACTGGGTCGAAAACGCGGTCGAGATGGCGAGCTTCTGCGACGACGGGACAATGAACGTCGCAGCGTTCAGGTCCGTGATCCCACCAGCGTCGTACACGATCTGGGCGAGGTTGTTGAACGTCGCCTTGGTCGATGCCGCAGCACCACGGTTGGAAACGAGCGAGATACCCGTAGCCGTACCGAGGATGATCGCAGCGCCGGCAGGAAGCGTCGAAACGGAGAACGCGCCCGTGGTGAAACCAGCCGCGATAACGTAGTACGCCCGCCCCGTCACAAGACCGGTGGCCGCACCAATGGCGCGGAACACAACCTTGTCACCGACGGACAGGCCGTGCGCCGCAGCGGTGATCACGGTCGTAGCCGAAGTGGCGGCCGTGACAGCGATGCCAGCACCAGCGGTCTTGTTGGTCACGATCGCGTTCGTCAGACCGAGGGTCTGGCGTGCGGTCGAGTTGTTCGCCGGCTTGTTGTATGTACCGTTGAGCAGCGACCACTCGATGTCGAGAGCCATCTGCTTGAGGCCCTTGTCTACCTGCCAGTCAGCCTCGGAGCGAACCGGGTTCGTCGCCTCCGTGTTCGTACCTGCGTGCTGCCCGTAAGCGGCAAGCTTCGAGTACGCAACCGAGATCTTCGACTGGTGGATTTCCACAACGTTCGTCACGTTCGCACGGACACGCTCAACAGCGGTAGGCGCAACAGCACCTTCCACCTGAACGTTCTGCGCCGGCGCGGCGAAGTCGTACGTCTGCCATTCGAACTCGGTCGAGATGACCTGACCACCACCATTCAGCCCACCAATGGAGGTGAGGAACGGGGTATCGGACGGGGCGATCTGAAACAGTTCGCCAGTGAAGTTGGGCAGGTTATAGGTAGTACCAAGCCCGGTAATTCCAGCCATTACGGCTCCTTAGGGTGAGAGAGTTGACTACGGATTGATTGGCCGTAGCGTCGAGAGTTTGTGAGCGATCGACCCGCGAACATCGCCAGCCGCAAGAGCTGCGGCGGCGCGTTCCTGGGCTGTAGCGGAAGGCTTCGGGGGCAGTGTCGCCCCGTTGTCACCGCCGCCCTTGAACCGGTTGGCTACGACAGCCGCAAGATGCGGTTTCCGAACCAACAGGTCAGCAATCGCGTCGTTGAGTGCGTCAGAATCGACATCCCCGTTTGCGTCGACTTCGAAATCAGAAATCTTGATGAACGCGAGAGCATCAGCCGGATCCGCGAGCACACCCTTCGCAGCACTTTTCAGTTCCGCAGTAATGACTCGTGCATTCGCCTTTGTGGTGACCTCGGCTACGGCCTCACGCCGTGCGGCGTCTAGTGCTTGCTCTTCGACGGTCTTGTCTTTAGCGGCAAGAGCGGCGCGTGCGTCTGCGAGTTCCTTCTCGGCCGCCTTGCGTGCAGCGCGTTCAGCCACAAGGGCTTTCTTCGCGCCGGCGTCAGGGTCGACTACGGGGGTTTCCGTCTCCGCATCTTCAGGTACGGGTTCGATGTTCGTTGCGTCCGTCACGGGCGCTTCGGTTTCTGACACGTGGAATCACTCCTACTTGGTGGATAGGTGGGCCGCATCACGCGGCCCGGATCCTGCTCAGGTAGAGCGGGAAGTTTTGGGCATAAAAAAAGCCCCAAACGGGGCAGGTCAACTAGGTTCAGAACAGGGGGTAAGGCCCTCAGTCGGGCGCACAGGGCCGCACGGAAGGTATTGACGAGTCGGGGACGGGTGTGCTATTCGAGGTAGCCATACCGCCCAAGAAGCTCACGCCAACGCTCAGGATTGTTGCCCGCCATTTTCAAGAGGGCTTCGGGCATGACACGGATCGCGGTCGTCCTCCGATAGCGGCCATCCTGAACAGCCTTCGCACCGCGGGCATTCTCCGACTTGCGGAAATCCCCCCGATAGCGTCCCTCGGCAGTCGTGTAAACCTGCAACGGGGAACCATCAGCCTTCCGACCGATCGTTACCGGGGTTAGCGTGCGACGCGCAGCCGCAGGGTTGGTCGGCGGGTTGAAGCCACCCGAAAACTGGATCCCATTCGCCCCACGACGAGCATTCACAACCTTGATCGGATCGGCCCCGTTACGGATAGCCTCAGCACCCGCATTCGTGAAAACGCGGTCCTGCTCCTTCTGCGACAGCGAGTCAAAATAGGCTTGCGGCGAATCGTGAAACCCGGACGGGGCCTTCTTCCCCTCATGCGGAATCGGACACGTCGTGCACTGACAATGGACGTGCCGCGCAAACGCCGACTCGCCCGAATAGATACCCGCCAGGATCGCGCACCGCGAACACGCCGAACCGCCCACCACACGGATATAAGAGGTGTACCCCTTACCGGCAGCCAACGTCCGATCCGCCGAACGACCCAAATCATTCAACGCGCTCGAAGCGATCATCGCAATGAACCGTGCGCCCGACTCGAAAGCCGTCATTGGCGGCACACCCTGACCGATGAGGGTCTTCGTGTTCGTCACCGCGCCGAACAGTGCCGGCCCAACCTCACGGCCATCACCCATCACATTCGTGAACGCCTGCGGAACCAAAACCGCAGACGCCGGGGTGAAACCGTAAGACTGATCCAACCGGCCCAGATACGTTGTCGCTTGCTGGGCTGCAACCAACTGTGCGGCAGAAACCTGCTGCACCATCTGCGGGGCAATCACGTCCCACGTCGCGCTCAGGTCACGGACATCCATGCGACGCCACAAAGCCGCCGTACGAGCCGCCAACGCATGCCCTAAAGCAATCCGTTCGCGCTGATGAGCGAAAGCTATCTCACTCTGCCGCGACACTAGGGTCTGCGTTCGGGTCAGCGTTCATCTGATCATTCAGCGCCCCATGCACCGCGAAGGAAGTCAAAGCGTCCGACTCCTCCTGCTTCATGTCCATGATTCGGGCACGGTCATACGGGTCAACACCGTCCTTCTCCATCACCCATCCGAACGGGTAACCGATCTGAACATCCTTGAGCAGAGCATCCGACATTTGCGCCTCAGACCGAATCGCAGGGTTCTCCCACTCGATCGACGCCAACCGAACCTCTTTCGCCAACGCCTGGTTATCCTGCGCCAACGCAACAAGGCGGAATACCTCACGCATGGACGACTCAACACCCGTCTGGAACTCCCGAACCTTCTCAATCAGCGGCGACTCGGACGCGCGCAGACCATCAGCGGAAACGTTCGCAATGCCGCCACGAGCTGCAAGGTAAGTCGGAGGCGTGCGAGTCTGAGCAGCAATATGCCCGACAGCAATCTCGATCACGTCCGTGAACACCTTGAGGTCGGCAGCATCCCACTGATCAATCTTCGCCGTCTCACCAGAGAACACCGCAAACCGCGACTCGTTCAGAGCCGCCATCGTCAACGGCTCCTCGCCCACCTTGATACCGGCAGCATCCAAAATCTGCCGCATCGGAGGCCTGGCACCCAACAGCACGCGCGCCGGCATCGACGCATAGTCGGCCGCGAAAAACAGGTACGCCCACAACAGATTGATTGCATCCTGCATCGGAATCACACCAGCGATCTCCGACACCGGCTCACCCCGAAGCATGGGACGGTTCTTCACCTCCACAATGGGCACAACGAGCATCGGGTTCGGCAGGGGCCACACGTCGTCCCCGGTGTCCTCGGTCTCGCGAGGCACCCAATGGGAAGACGCGCCAAACCCGCGCTCCTCCATCTGAATCGACTGCGGCAGGTACTGCAACATGGGGATGACGCGCGGGCGCTTGAACTTCCACAGAAACTCGGGCGTGTACAGAGTCCCGTACTCGGTGTCCTCGTCCACCCATGTCTTCAACGCCGCCTTGCGCTGGCGAACATTCATCCAGTCGTACTCGATCTCCACGTTCGCCGGGTGCTCGAACGTGATCTGAGCATCCTCGCCATCGCCCCACACGAGCACGTAAGAGCGCTTCGCCATGTACGCGGTGAGGAACCCTGCCGACGACTGAGCGTCCATCTCATTTATGAGCCACTGATCCCACAGCAGGGACGCACGCTTCGCCGTCGCCGGATCACGAACCATTGGATCTTCATCCCGAAGATTGATACCAATAAGCCGTGTCCGCTCGCTGGGGGCATTCGTGACAGACGCCGACCAGTTGTCCGAAAAGTTCGCATAACGCGACCCGTTAGCCTTCAACCACTCGTCCGTGGCAAACGTCAACTTCTGGTCGCCACCGTAATACCGCTCGAACGTCTCAATCTCAGGACGCCGAGTCCTAAGACGCCAATAAATGCGGTCCATGAGAGTAAGAGCATCCTCGGCGGTCGTAATGGCAGCCATTAGCCCCACCTCTCAATAAAGCCACGCATACTCGGGCTGTTCCGGTTCGTAACCGGCGGCGATAACATCACCAGCGGCCTCATGCGCAAGCACACTGCTCATCGCAAGGTCGATCTTTTGCGTCTCGGACGCCTTGAAAATCAAGTAAGACGGATACGGCACACGAGCAACCTCAACCGCGTTACGCACATGCACCGCAACGGTCTCGTTACCGTCATGCGTGAACGTTGAAGAGGGCAACATCACGTCGGTTTTCATCCGCTCCAGGGCAGCATGCATCTGCTTCGGCCTGTACGTCTCCCACCGAAAAACACGCTTCGGATAACGAGCCTCAAGCCCGTCAATCTCCGACTGCCAATACGGCGGATCCATGTACGCGCGAACCACGTCATACCGCTCAAACAGTTCAGCGAACGCAGCCAACACCTCGAGACGAGGAACCCGCCCATCGAACTCGCGCGGATCCCAAATCGTCGGACGGCCATCGTGATATGTGGGAGTGAACTGGTACCCATCCAGCGTTTCCGCCCGAATACCCGTCCAGTCATCCACATCCGAGCCGTCAAACCCCAGCACAATCGGAGTCTTCGCTGGCACCTCACGCAGAGGCTTAGCCTTCTTCGACTCCCACATGCCCGAATCCAACCAAGCACCAGACCCGGCAACAATCCGGTTACCGAAGAACCGTTCAGCCTCAGCCTTATCCTTCGCGATCAGCTCCGCGGCCTCGGCCTCAATCGCCGCGATCGACACCCAAGGCGCGCCACGGTAATTGAACTGGAAGATCTTGTGCCGGTCCCGCTTATCACCAAACGACAAATTCGCCGGTGCAGTCTGGAAATCCTTATTGATATCCTTCGACGCCGACTCATAAGTCCGCTGAGCCACAGAATCCTGTGCCGGATCCCACGCATTCGTCGTCTCGACCGCACGGCCACCCATACCGGCCAAACCGCGCCGCTGAGTCGTGGCCAACTTGTGGCCGCCGTTCGACTTCACCCACAAACCCGTCTCGTCCTGGGACGCGAACGTGACCCGCTGGCCCAGACGAGAGTTGGCCTTCGACGTAACCACGTCGATACGGCCGCCACCGGGCAGGCGAATGAACTCCTCGCCCGTATGCGGGATGATCTCAGCCAACGGCCCAAGCTCGATCATCGGGCGCAGGGCACCATACGTGTTATCTGTCTGATCTTCCGACGTGGCCGTGATCTGAATCAGCGGGGTAGACCACGGACGGCCCTTGGGGTCGCCCTTGTCGTACTCGTACGCCCACCCGCAGCCGCAACCGAAGTCGCGGCAGTCGTACACGTCACCGGCATCCGCGAACCCGTCGAACAGCACCGGGCCAACACCCTCAGCGCACACGAACGCAGCAATCAGCGGAGACTTGCCCCACTTCTGCGCCCGCACCAACTGCGAACGGCGGAACACAAACGCATCCGCCTTCTGACCCGCCTTCGCCGTGCCCTTCACCGTGTAATGAGACGCCACAAACTGGGCCTGCTCATCACCCATCACAAACGCAGAACCCCGGTTATCACCATCGGGAATCGCACAATGCGCCTGAATCCACTCAGGGACAACCCACAGGGGAGCGCTAAGCACCCTTCGCCGCCGCTAGACGCGACTTCACCGAAGACCCAGAAGCCAAAGCCGGCGCAGAACGACGCTCCGACATCTCATCCTCACTGAACTTCCAACGCAACGACGCCATACCCGGCATCGAGAGGCCCAGCTCGCCCTCCATGCGGAGAACAGCCGTCTTCAAGCCGGCAGACGCCTTCGCCTCAGTGGATTCAATGAACGCACGGACATAAGCGGCAAGCTGATATTTGAGACCCAACTTCGACCACATAAACGCCTGCGGCTTGCGCCAGAGTTCATCCCACAGCTCGACCTCAACCGAAAGAGCACCAACCAGCGGGAAATCTGGAACACCCCCCTGAAAACCCTCAGCCGGAAGAGTCGTCCAACCCTTATCATCAGCACGATCACGCCGAAGAGCATTAGGATCCGGAGCCGGACCAGACCGAGAACGAGCGCCACCAGAACCCATGACACACCCCACTCCTCAGCATTGCGCCGACCCCATTGCGAGGTATCAATAATCGAAAGTTTGTTCTAAAAGAAGGGAATTGGGACCATTTGAACCCGCCAGACCCTTTACTTGCCTCCCCGGCGCGTCCCCGTGGGCGTCGCGTTGGGGGTCACCCCCCAGGGGTGGGGTCGGGACATTCGAACATGTGTTCGGTCGGTCTGTGGTGTGTGGTGTGCGTTCAGCGTGTGTTGCGATCGTTCCATCCACCTGGTTGATGCGCTGCTGTCTCATGCTTGTGACATGGGCCACATAGCCCACGTCCATGCATGGGATCGTTGGCGTCCATGCCTTGCTCGAGTAGGTCTTGTCTACTCAGTGGGTAGTGGTCTGCGTCTGTGCTCTGTGCTACACCACATAGGACACAGATGGGGTCACGCTCGAGCACACCTGGCCTGAACCTGAGTCGATGTCCTCGTGTGTTGTATCCGCGTGTCTTGGCCCAGTGTGCTTGGTCTGCTACCTTGCGGTGTTGTTCGCAGCGTGACTCTGTGCCGGCGTATATCTCTGGGCATCCTGGTACTGAGCAGACTCGCATGTGCATTCCTCTGCAAGGCTTGGTACCACCCAGCGCTTCCCGTGCACGCAGACATATGGGTCAGTCGTCGTCACTCGTTACCTCGGTAGCTAACTTCATCCAGTCGCTGAGGAGTGCGGTGAGTCCTCGTGAGACGTGTGCGGCTTGGTTGTCTTGTGCGTCGAACCAGTAGGCTCCTGAGTCGTCGTCTACGTAGCTGAGTGATGCGGCGAGAACATATCCGGTGATGACTGGGTTGGTTTCTTCTTCGTTGGCGATGTGTGCGTGTAGGGCGCGTTCGAGGTTCGCCTTTGTGGTCTCGCTCATATGTTCTTGCTGGTTTCGTTGGGCGTAAATCCGATGCGCGCTTGCACGATGGGCACTAACTGGCCGCCGTATCCGCCGTCTGTTGATTCGTAGTAGCGTCTTCCGGCAGTCTCGGTCTGTGCGATCGCGCCTTGTTTGTCTGGTTCGGGTTCTTCGTTGCCGGTGTGTCGGTGGTTGGTGCGCCATTCGTAGACGGTTCGTTTGGTGCCCCGTATCGCTGCACCGCAACTGCACCATTCACGCATGGGTTTCTTTCCATTCGAGTAGGGCTATGAGGTCGTCATCTGAGATGAGGTCTGCGAAGCACGCTTGTTGGTCTTCTCGGGTGCGGGCTGCGTGTGATTCGTGTAGGCGGCTCATACGTGGTATCCGTCGAGCCATGCGCTCAACTGTGCTCGTGTCGCATCGTCCAACCGTGCAATAATCTGCACCCCAGCAGCCTCAGCAGTACTCAGTTTGTCGGCGGCTTTCACGACTTCGAGAACGTCGGTATCAAGGTGCGCTTCGGGTTGCTGCCAACCATCAGACATCAGGCACACTCCGGTTCTGAACATCCGGCCTTACCGAATCCAGTGAATGGCGTATCTTCGCCGGGCCTGTAGTAGTTGGTGCATCCGTTCTTGCAGTGTCGGATTTCGGCATTCTGATAGTCGGCTTTTGCTTGGGCCTTGGCTGCGAGGTAGGTCGGATTCGTAATGTCGAATCCGAGCCTCTCTGCCAGTGAGTCAGTCATCAGCGTCGCTCCTTTTGTGCACGTATTCGGCACGCACCCATACGTCGCCCCAGTCGAAGCGGCAGTACAGCATCGACGGGTCGATGTGGAGGACCACACCGGTTTCGGCGTTGCCCATTTCATCAACCGTGTAGATCCGGTCACCTGCGACGAACTCGGGGCCATCAGACATTGCCTCGTCCTCTTCTTCGTCTTCGAGCATTTCCGCGAGCGTGTTTGCGCCCTCTTCGGTCAGGATGTAAGTCTTCATGTGTTCACCATCCGTAGTCTTCGAATAGGCGTGCAATGGTTGCGGGGAATACGGCTGCCGGTTGGCGGTCTTGGAATAGGTGCCATCCTGCTGCGTGGTATGCGGCGTCGACCATTGCTGAGCAGATCCAGCGGCCGTCTGATGCGATCTCGCGGTCAATCCATGCAGGGGTTTTCTCGCCGCTGAGGATTGCTATGGCGATGAAGAGGATGTCTTCGTAGGCATATGGTGCGCCTTTGCGTCCGGGTGCAGGTGCACGGTCGAGCATCCATTTGACTACGAGGTTTGTCTCAGCTTGGGTGAGCAGGAATTGTGACCACCGAATGTCCGTGTAGTCGGAGATGGGTCGGAGTCGTGCACCGCCTGGTGCTGCTTCTACGAGGTGGGTTTCGTCTACGGCGATGACGGCGTGATTCCACCATGACGGGTTTTTTGGGTCGCCGTGGTCTTCAATGTGTTGGAAGGCTTGGATGGCGCGTCCGTAGAATCCGGTGACATGCACTAGGCCGATTTGGGCAGTGACGTTCATCGGAGCCGGTCCATGAGTAGCATCATGAGTTGTTCGAGTTCGGGTTTGGCGACGGCAACTTTTGCCATGTCGGAGATCACACGGTCGCGTTTTGCCACCATGAGGGAGATCTTGTCGAGTAGCTGATTTTCTCGGCGTTCAAGGTTGACCACTTCTTCGTGGACGTGCAAATACAGGCCGGCGAGCAGGGGGATGAGCACCCACAGGCCGACAATCCGATCAATTAGCACCACACACACTGCGGCGGCTATCAACCAGTTCCACATGGGGTGCCTCCGTGAGATGAGGGTGTTTGGTTGTTTTTGCCGTCAAGGTGTTTGACGGCATTTTGAGCGTCAGAAGTTCGCTTATATCAGCACTTAGGCCGCTTTACTTCGCATATAAGTGGTAACGTGCGGTGTTACTGTGGATGGTTGCGGTGGTAAGTATCGGTACAGGAGAGCGGGCTGGTGCCGGGTTCTTGCCGACGAAACTATTCCCTTGTCGGGTCGCGCTTTCACTTGATTACGCGCCACCCAGCCCACTCGCCTGTTATGACCTGTCCCTAAGCGGGTTCACAGGTGTTTATCGCGAATCGGCACACCTAGACGGCGGCTACTCCTCGCGTTACACCCCATTTCTTGCACCGCAGGGGGATCGCGGCCATGCGCACGATGCGTCCAGATAACCGGGCGCGATGCAAGCTTTATAAGCTTTAGTGTGGTTTAGCGGGTTTAGGTTCCGGCTACAGGATGTCTTGGTATTTCCACTTCTTCCCAATGAGCGAAAGTGCCAACATCCCAGAAGATGAGCGTTCGCCCTTCAGGTTGGCAAACCAAGATGAACCGGGGTCGGACGCCGGTCCGATGAACACGTTGCGCGAATCGCCAGACAAGTACGCGCGGTACTGGTGCCAGTGACCAACAAACAGGTAGTCACAGTCCCACGTTGGCATGCGCCCGTGATCCTGCCCCTTCCACCATTCGCCCATCTTGTCCGCACCGGCCGCTTGGTGACCGTGCACAAGGCCAATGCGAGCCGTGTCCAACCGCACTGCCATTGACTCCATGTGCGGTTCCGGGATGCGCACGGATACGTTGCCGAAGTTGCCCATTTCGAGGGCAATCGCAATCTGCTTAGCGTTCGAAATACCGAAGTCGGCGTGAGCGTCGCCAGCGTCACCCTTTTGCCCGACACGCCAACGTCCGTGATTGCTGGGAACGTGTGCCGTTATCAATTCACCAACGAGGGGGGCGATCATGCGAATACCGGCTAGATCAGTTTTGAATGCCTGCACGAGCTGGTGCGGGAGGTCAAGATCGTTCGTGTCGCGCTGTCCGGGCGTTGAGCAGAAGTTCTCGATACCGTCGCCCGTGCGAGCGAACAGCACTTGGCGGGGCCGGTATTCCTTCACGTAGTCCGCGTATCCGGCATACGAGTTGAGGATGCGTTCCTCGGTTTCGATCGTGCCGCCGTTGAAGTCCGTTTTACCGAACTGCTCATCGGTCGGCTGCAATATTGAGGCATCGACTAGGAAGTCTTTGCGCGCTGGGATGTAGGTAAATCCCTCGATGAACTTCGAAGCGGCCGCATAGTCGATCTTCGATGTCGGGTCCGCAGCTTTGCCGCGCTTCGGTGTGGCGGACATGCGGTTGGAGAACATGTCAACGCCGTATGCGATCGCGCGAATGGAGAGCACGTAATCGTCTGGGTTGTCGCCGGATGCGGAGATCCAGGCGCGCGCATCATCCAATGTTACGGGCCGGTTGCGAATGGCTGTGACGGATCGTGAACCGTCCGAGCTGGCCTCTGTCGTTTCGGTCAACGCGGGAGACTTGATCTGGGCCGAATCAACCACGGGGGCGTGCTTCAAGTGCCGGCGTACAGACTTTTCGGACACGCCAAGTTGACGCCCCCAAGCCACATTCGATTGGGTGGCAGTGATTTCTACCCCTGTTGCGCAAACGGAACACGACATTGCAACTCCGATGGTTACCGGGTAGGAGATGTTGCGGGAGAGTTCGACATCTGATCTCGCGCGGTGGGTGTTTCGATTGCGGGTGGCCTCGGGTGTCCTTGGCGTTCACTGTGCTATCTGAGTTGTTGTTCGCGGTCGATGTCGAAGCGAGTGGGTAGGGCCAAATAGAAAAGGCCCCGAACCGAAGTCCAGGGCCTTTCTAAATTCCTACAGGGGAGGGGCGCAACCGTCCCTCAGGTCCGATCCTAATTTATGGCCCAGATGTTGTCAAGTACCTACGCATACTTTTTCCGTAGGTGGTTTCGAGCCCGCTCCGAGGTCACAACATCAGCCAACGATGTTTCCACGAACTCTCTGCCGTAGAAGTCATGCTCGGCAAGGGTGAACGACCGACCGCACGACTCACACGAGAACGTCGTGTCTCCCTCGAACCATCGTGGCGGTTTCACCACGACCTTCCCCGAGTCGGTTGGGCACGGCACATGCGAGTAGTACGGTTTCTGCGACTGCGGCCACTTCGCATTCAACCGAAACACGTCCTTGGCGAGGTCGTCGTGCATGAACACGATGGCGTCAAGGTCGCTGGTCCCAAGGATGTCCTCGAGGTTTACTTCCAACCATGCGGCCATGATGCCCACCATGTACCGGGCATCATCAGGCCCAATGTCAGCCGGCAACCCGATGACTTTCCCCGAGATGTTCGACCATGCCCGTTTTGCCGGTCCTGGCGCTTGACGGTTCAACGCTTTCGCAAACAGGATGGCGAAGTACACGAGGCGGGAGTAAACCTCGTTCGCGTCATTGAACGCACCAACGTTGAACGGCAGGGGGGCTTCCTTCGACCCCGCAACCCGTTCACCCGCGCTGCCGGTGCTGGTGATCATGGCGACAATGTGTTGCACGACCCCGGGGACGAGTCTCAGTGATGCTGTGACTCGTTGGTGGAATCCCTCGGAGAAGTGTCCGCGGGTTGCGGGGAGGTGTTCGCCGTTTTGTCCTTGGTCGTGGGCGAGTCTGATTTTCTGGAATTCAGCAATCGGTTCTTCACTCATGCTGTGCGCCTCTCTAAGCCCTCGGGATTGTGGAACTGGTGTACTAGACCTGCAACCCGTTCAAGGGGTTGAGAATCGTACTGGTGAACGATGAGACCCACTTGCGCCACCCTTCCTTCGGGCATCAGTTCTCCTGGTCCTCAGAGGTACGGCGGATAACGGCCTCTAGCTCGTTCAGGATGTCCAGTGTCCGCATTGTGAACTGGTCCCGCTTCACGAGTTCTTCCTGCGCCATGAACACGCCTTCGGCCCGTCCACGCATCCCAGCCTGAACAAGCGCCTCAACCGTTTCGGCTTTCGTGAGATCCATGATCATCTGCGTGTGTTCCCGAACCGCGTCGGCCATCGCGTCACGACGAACAGACGCGATGAGAGGCAGGAGAGCGTCGGCATAGCTGCTTAGGCAGCGTGCGCACTCGGGGCAACCATTCGGCCCGGTGTAGCCCTCCTCGTAACCACACTCACCGCAGTACGCACCCTCGATGTTCAAGGTCCGCATGATCTGATCCCGCAGCACCTGGTCGTCGCTCGGCATGTAGGGCTGGTCGGGGTCATGCAAGGAAACTTGACTCGTCGGGGTGACGTTCAAGTTTTCGGCCTGATTCTTTACACGTCCGGGCTGGTGACCGTCGAGCAGCGTAGCCTCGCTCCACGCGATCGGTCTCCCGAACTTCTTGCCGCACAGGTGGCAGTGGCTCGGCCCAAGGTCGGGAACACAATCGCACTCGATGTGCTGCGTCTCGCGCGGGTCGGGGTGTACAGGGTCAGTCATCGGACGGCTCCTTCGGTTGGGTGGGAATCCACTTGTCGTGGCGCTCGGAGAGTCCGCTCGTCATCACGTACGCGCGAACCTCGCCATCTGGAATGTCGTCGGACAGATACCAGTCGGTGTGGAATCCGTGCACTTCCATGAGCACTCCGAGCCCTAACTCGGCCCCTCGCTTCATCGCGGGCAGGAGCGCCAACTCGTAGCTCATCGTCTGGGGAACGTTGCCAAGCAACAGGAGGCGTGCGGGGTTCTCGCTCATCGGGTCTCACCTTTATCGCTCAGCGGGTCGTTGTCGTATTCGCCTTGGTCGATCGCCCAGTCGTGGGCCATTTCGTTGGCGGCGTAGTCGTCCATGCCCTGATCTTTGAACTGCTCGTAGAACTCCTGTTCCAACATCGTCCGGGCCATCAGTTCTCACCTTTCTTGGGCAACTTGGCGGCAGCACGAGTGACAGTGAAGTTGGCAAGGGTCAATTGGGCGATGAAGTCGGCTTTGGGACCATGCCCGCGGCTTGCCCTGAAATCGGCTTCCCACTCGGTTGACGCGGCCTCGATGAAGTCGGCCAGTTCTTCGGGGTCGAGCTTCACGGCTTCGGCGGTGTCTCGGAGTCCCGATGCCGCGAGTACCGCCTCAGCGATGTAAGCGTACCCAATCGAGGACAGGATGATCCCGAACCTCGCCGCCGCTTTGCCAGCCGCCAACGTCGGGGAGCCCGTGGTGTCTACCGATTCCCATCCGTTGGCGGCTTCGGTGGTGGGCGTGGAGGCGAGAATCACCAGAGCATCCGAGACGCGCTTGCGGTTGAGTTCCCGAATGTCGGTGAAGACCCGCAATCCACCATCGGGGAGTTGGTCGAGTGCGGCCGTAGCAGCTTCGATGGTCGCGGTCTGCTCGGAGAGCTTCTGCTCAAGTTCGGCAATGCGATCGTTCTTGGCGTCGAGTGTCCGGTCGGAGAAGCGAACCTCGTCGGCTAGTTCCTTGCCGGCCTGTTCGAGAGCAGCAGCCAACTCAGGAACGAGCGTGCGAGACCGAGCGATGAACTCGGCATCTTCCTCGATCATTCCGGCCGCGACATCCTCGGTCTGATGGCCGAAGAACTCGAGGTCGCGGTTGACTTCGTAGCTGACTCCCTCGTACATCGGATCGAGATTGTGCGTCCACGGACCCAAGGTCGCTGCCTCGCTCAGCCGCACGGCTTCCGCGATCAGTTCGGTGTTGGTCGGTTCAGACATTGGTGGGACCTTCCTTCTCGGCTTGTTTGTACTTCCGGATGATGTTGCGTTGCTGCGAGATCAGATGCGACTTGGCCGATTCGATGCCACCCTGACCCGCTGCCGAGAACATCGCCTCGGTCTCTTCGTTCAGGGCATCAAGGGCTTCACGCAGTGTTTTGTTCTCGCTGCGGACGGCCGTCAACTGCTCGACCGCTGCCCCCCAGCGGACGCGCCACGTATTGGGGGCCATGACTAAAACGGGGTGCTTTCGTCATCGGCCCACACGTCCGCAGCCGGCGCACTTGCATTCCATGGTTCCTCCGACTGGACCGGTGCAGCTTTCGACTCGGTAAGTCGCGGCGAGTTCAACGACAGCTCCACCGAGTGTCGTGTCTGCCCGTCCTTGTCGGTCCAGTCGTTGACCTTCGCGCCCAGAAACCCCGAGACGGACACAATGTCGCCCTCGGTCACGCCGAGGGTGTCGGACCAAACCGTCCACCGGGTGCTGTAGTCCTTCCCGTCACGCGACTTCGACTCCTCGACGACACGGAAGCCTTTCGAGAACGTGGTGAAGACCGTTACGTCTTTCAGATTTACAAGTGCCATGTGCTTATTTCTCTCTCTCGTTGTTCAGAAACCTGGTCATGCTGCTAACTTCTTCCGCCACCGCTCAACCGTCTTAGACGACACCCCCACCTCACGAGCGATCGCATTATTCGAAAACCCTTGACCGATCAGCGACCCCAACAGGTACCGCTGCTCCGACGACGCATGTTTACCAACCGGACGCCCAGACGACACATGCGACGTGTTCCCGATACGAACCGTCCGAACCAACGAAAAGTCGACCTCCACCTCCTCAGCAATCGGTCGACCACGCCATGCAGTCTTGAGGGTCACGGTTTTGTACGCCTCACACGCAATCTCGAACGCCCGCTCATAGGTCATCCCGGCCGGATTTATGTCCATCAGAATTCCCTTCCCTCTCGACCGCACGCCTCACACGGCAACGGGTAACCTGCATGGATTTGGCACTCTCGCGGCTGGGCGGTGCTTGTGCGTTTCGTCGCGTTCACGATCGACTCGTCATCCCACCGCTCGTCATTCAGCCAACCAGCCGGGAACTTGATCAACGTCTTGTCCAAACCGATGTTGAGAAGCGCATAAGCCCTTACCCCGTCCATGAGTGTTTTCAGGGGAAACTTCTTGCGCGCCTTGATGAATGCTTTGAGTGCGGGTGCTTTCCCCTGCTTGCGGGGGTAGATGATCCACCATTCGGAGAATTCAGATGTGAAGTCTGGTGCAGGCTTGCCCTGCACAAGAGCTTTTGTTTTTACTGTCTCTGTCTCTGTCTCTGTCTCTGAGCGATCGTTTGCGATCCGTTTGCGATCCGTTTGCGATCCGTTTGCGACATCGGAAGCCGCCCAACGCTTCTCATTTCCGCGCTTCCCGGCCGCGCTTCGACGCTCCGCAATCTCCGCCCGCTTCGCCTCAATCTCGGCTCTGACCGGGTGATACCTGTCGAAGTTGTGTATCTGCCACCCCAACTCGACGCGCACCCATGACGGTCTCTCCGGGTCGTTGCAAGACAGTTCGTCGGCTACTGCTTGGCCCCACCGTTTGAGCACCACACGCTCATCGAGGAACCCGTCTGACAGCATCCGGCGTGAGTAGAAGGTGGCTTCAAATACGGCCCGGAATGCGGCATCGGTGAGTCCGATGATCTTCGGGTGTTCGTCCATTTCGATTGGGAATGGGGCAAACAATCTGTCATCCTTCGCCACTGTCCACCTCCATTCGTCCTGTCATTGCCCCGGATGCGGCTAACAGTTCCATTGCTTCTGCGTAGATGAGTCCGTACCGTTTCCCGTTGTCGTCTAGCAGGTAGTGGGCGCCTGTGGATAGGTCGAAGAGGGGAATTTCGGTTGGCAGTACCATGCGGCTTCTGATCATGAATCCGAGCGAGTAGGCGCGCAGTGGGGACTCGTGGATTGACTTCTCGGAGAACGCGTGGCAGTGATGGTGTACGCCCACGACGTTGCTGAGATCCCATGCCCCCTCCTGTGTGCGCCGGTGTGGATACATGTCCTCGATCCGCATCTCGTACCCGCACCAAGGGCATTTGCCGGCGTGACGATCGAACAGGGTTTGACGGGCGGTCTCGGTCATCTGCTCACCTTCATCCGTCTACGCTCGAGGGGCGACTTGTTCCCCCACAACCCGTGGTAGATGTCGTTCTCAAGCGCATACTCAAGGCATCGTTCGCGCACGTCACACCCCTCACATACCGTCCTCGCTTGCCGAAGTTGGTGTCCGTTTTCTGCGAACCACGTGTCGGGGTCGATTTGTCGGCAGGCCCCGCCCTCCTTCCAATCGGTGTCATTCATGCGAGTTCACACGGAGTGTAAACCGCTGGAACGCGGTCAGCGGGGAAGGTTCGTGCACGTCAAACGTTGGCGCGAGCAGGAATCCCACGTCCCGGTGCGGGTCGTAAGAGACGCACCCAATAGCAAGACAGTCGAGATTTGCGGGGATGCGTTGATCCTCGATCAGTGCCGGGCACGAGAACGTTGTGGCCCCGCACGCACTGCATCGGGCGACCGTCACCCGCACTCCGTAACGGTTCCATGCATCACCCAGCCACCCTGCGCGGAACGGGTGCGACCAGATGCGCCCTATGGCGCTCCATGTCCAATCTGTTCCCCCCAGGACGCGTCGGGGCCTCTTGGGTTTCTCGGCAGTTGGGGTGCGTTCAAGACGCACGCCGTCATCAAACACGCTCATGATGTCTGTGCTTTCCTGTAAGTGGTTAGGTTCTTGCGAAGTTGCTTGATCAGCCACGACTTGGCTGACTCGACGCCTTCCTGGCCGGCGCGAGAGAACGCCTGCTCGGTGTCGAGGTTCAGTTCATCGAGCGCTACACGAAGCCGCAGGCACTCGGCTCGCGCCTCGGTGAGGTCAGCGGTCGCTGTGATCCACCGTCTCCGCCAAGTACTTTCTTCGTTTTCTGCGAGCGGGTCCGTGGTGTCGATCATTCGTCTATCTCCGTCACCGTGAATTCGAAGTAGGCCACATTCCCTTTGCCGGGGATGCGGAGGATGCGTGGCATGTGTTTGAGCATGTAAAGGGGTACGTCATCGGGTACCACTTCGGCGTCAACAATGCCGTCGCATAACGCTTTTAACACAGGCACAATGTTTTCTTCGTCGCGTCTCCTGTTGCTTGTAACCCACCATGTGAGCCGCACTTCACACCGCCCCAAGTCGGGGATGTGCCTAGCCCTGGCGTGCATGGTTGACCGCAACTCTTTAACGATTCGCGCCTCAGTCATCCGATGTAACCGGTAGTTGAGTGACAGGGGTGCTTTCGGCCAATCGAAACGGAAAGTCTCGGAGAACATCAGAACCGTTCCTGCCCCTCAATGGACTCGCACAGGTGATCCACACCGTTGCCGTCAGTGAAATACACGGGGCGGCCACCGTTGCGTTGCGCCGCGACTTCTGCTTCTCTGTAGGAGGGGAACCAGAACGTTGACGTTTTACCCTTCTCGTTCGTGAGAGTGAACGTGTACGGGTAGAGGGTGATCAGGTCGGTGAGTTCCTTGATGAGGAACTCCATCTCGACAGGGTTCGCCGGGTTGAAGGCGATGATCTCGCCGG